GTGTAATAGTTCCACGTCTTGTTGCGCTGGGTCATACTTTCTGCGTCTTCACGGGCTTTGATCGGGTCGTCGACGAGAAGAAGGTTGGCTGGTCGGCCTGATGTTGTACCGCCGATGCCAACTGCGAAGTATGCACCACCTTCCTCTGTGCGCCATACGTCTGCCGCGCGGCTATCTTGGGAAAGATGGAAGTCGGGGAAGGCTTGCGGGATAGACTTGTCTTCTACTACTGAGCGGATTTGGCGACCGAAGTCTGTGGCTAGTTGGCTGTTGTATGAACAGGACATTGTATAGCGTTGAGGGTTCTTAGCCATGTAGTAGGATGGAAAGAGGACTGTGCCAAAGGTGGACTTGGCGTGACGAGGCGGCATTGTGATGAGGAGGTTGTCCACGCCAAGAGTGCCGCGCTCTAGTTTGTCTAGGGCGTCGATGAGTTCGAGTTGGAAGTCTGCGAGTTCCCAGTCTGGGTACATCAGGCGGACAAAACCTTCGAAGCTGTCGGATGCGTCGCGTAGGCGGAGTAGGTATCGAGCGACTTCGCGCTGAGATAGGTCAGGCATTCTTGCGGCGCATCTGCTGTGACATAAGGATTTCAAACTTGGCTTCTGGGTCGCGTATGCCGTCCGCCATAACAGACATGAAGTGGTCGAAGATAGCGGCCTTGCGCTTTTCGGGCGGGACTGCGGACAGGTCTTGCTGTTTCATGGCGTGTGCGAACTCCGATATGGTTAGCTCGGATGGCAGGCGGTCTTTCTGGTGGTTCTTAATCAGCATCTTCTACGATCTCCCCTTCAATAGTGTTGATGCCAGACGCGATTGCTTCAAGTTCCTCGCGTGACATCTCTGTTAAGTTCTTTGTTTGGTGTTCGTGCTGGACATATGAAGCGTTTAGGTCAGGAACTACCTTGTTTAAGAGCATTCCGAACACACGAGCTTGGGTTGGTGTCCATTCCTTGCCATTCATCACCACTTCATTGGCTACTGTGATCTGATCGCCTACAAAACGTGCGATCTGTCCGCGTATTTGTGCGGATTGGGCTGGAGTTAGGCTGTGTTTTTCTACATTTGCTACTGCTGTCTTCATCTTTTTCACTTCTGTTGATGTCTTTCTGCATCGCATGGAGCAATAACTTGCTCGGCTCTCGTGACTTTTGCGCGTCACAAACTTTTCTCCACATGTCTTACATACTATTTCGACGCGGTGGTTGTCGTACCTGTTAGACGTTTTCATTTTTTGCTCCGCTTACTTGTTGGGTAGGGGAGGTGACTAGATATACGCGCGACCCTCCGGCGGGATGACCCCCCGCCCCCCGCATGTGGGTAACGTCTGTGTCACATACAGGTCGCAGAGCGACCCAAACCGTTGATTTTGCAGGGTTTTTGCTCCCCATGTAGGGGAGTTTTTGGCCTTGTGTGTGCAGACGTTTCACGCGAACCCTTCCCGTGCCTATGCACAATGGGGTTTTTAACCCCATCAGCAATCTTTTCAACAGCTTACAGGAAATCATCGGCGGGGATCGTCCGCACACACACGTATGTATCCCGAAGGGACTTATAGGGTGAGGTTGGTCGATGTCGATCAGCCTGTGGCGTTGCGTCTTGCGCATCGCTCGCCACGTATTCACACGCGCATTGGAGAACTTACCATGGGTAAAATCATTGATCTAACAACGCTTGCAACTTCACGCGATCACGCACTTGCGTGGACTTCTTCGAAGTCTGTCACTGCCAAGAAAGAAATTCACGCACAGGTGGTCTCGAAGTCGAAGACTTCCAAGCGCGTGCGTTGGACTAACCTCGCGAAGGCGATGGCCGAAGGCGACATGGCTCGTGTCAACGCATACGGGCAAATTGGCGAAGCCAAGGCGAAAGCATGGGCGGCAGTCAAGGCCGCATCCGCACCTGTAGCGGCGAAGCCGAAGGCCAAAGCCAAGGTCGCATCTGCGAAGCCGAAGGCTAACCCAGCGAGCATCAACGCACTTGCGAAGCAAATCGCAGGCATGGACGAAGCCATGCAAGCGGCGTTCCTGACAGCGTTCGCACAAGCGCGTAAATAATCACACCCACACACCTGATCAAAGCTCTGCACGCACATGCGTGTAGGGCTTTTTTTTGTGCCAACAACAGGAGATACGCACATGACTTCACGACAACGACGACAACTACGCGACTACGTCGCGGTACGCATACGCATAACCGAGGTCTTAGGCACAGTTGCCTTGGGCGCGATCACAGGCTTGCTCATCGCATGGTTGGGCATCAACTGGATCACAGGCTGTGGCGAGACCACGCGCACGATCACTGGCAACTACATCAAGGGCGAGTGTGTTCTTGTGCCATGGGTGAACTGATCCATGTGGGGCAACTACGAGCTACGCTCGCACCCACGAGGTTGGGCAATCATTCACATCACAAGCGGATACATCGCCGAGGTCTTACGCTCACGAGCAAAGGCCGAAGCCATGCTGTCACGCTACAACGAGGGCATCTGATGAACTACTCCGCAGATGTCCGCAGACGTCGCAGGCTTATACGCTTGCGGCGTTTTCTCGTTCCTAACAAACACCCACAGGTGACGCTAGGTGTCACAAGGGAGTTGACTAATAGGTGTAACGCACGTTATACACATCAAACGGTGTCATCACGACGCACACAGGTGTACGCGCAATATTCCGAAGGAACTTATACGATGAGCAGTTTTGCTGTTCAGAACTCGAAACAGAAGGAGCCGCCGCAATGACGAACCATTCATTGCTCGATGCGTTACGCATTGACACATTCAACGACCGTAGGAAAGCCCTACGCGAGTTGGCAACGCCTGCTTTAGCAGGACTATCGACCAAGGACGTGCAAAAAGCGTTCGGAAACAGCCGCTTGGTTGGTGACGAAATGGCGCAAGTCAACCCACGCGCCACAGTATCGGGCTTACGTGACAGCTTGGACGAAGACACGCTCTGCGCACTCGTTGACGGTAGCATTCACTCTTATGCCGTCTTACGTGCAATCGTAGACCCAGACGGAGAGGGTGAAACATCTGCCGCATCCAAGACTGGCTACGTCTTCGGTCGTCCGAAAGGTCTGCCTGACGGACAGCGTGCAATCTTACTCAAATCCACACCTACCGCGAAGGGAACACCCATGAGCTACAACATCGCCGACTTCGGTTTGCAAGACTACATCGACATCTTTGATCATTGCGTGGACACAGGCTACGACGGCGACGACGTGCTTGAAGCCATGGAGACAGCCCTTGGCGCACCTGCCGAGACCATCAACGGTATGCAGGCTTTGGTTCACGCTCGCACTGAGAAGCCCTCGGTCAAGACCGTGCTGTCCTCGTTCATCCAGATGGCCGCAGACGATGTCGTCAGGGAACTGGAGCAAGACGGTGAGGAACCTGCACCTACCACGACCGTGTACAATCCACCCGCAGACGCACAGTTGATCGACCTTGCATTGTCGCAAGCGGGTCTGCCACCGATTGGCAAGCTGATTGGCGAGTTGAATGATGCTACCGCGAAGGCCAAGGTTGCATCCATGTCTGCTATTCCACAGGTGGTCGAAGCCAGTAGGGGTGCGGAGATACCGACAGGCAAGGTGAAGACCGCGAAAGCCAAGGATGTGTTCGGCATCAAGGGCGTTGCGGCTCAGTCGTTTGAGTTCGACGTGCCAGTGTGGGAGTGGGATGCACCGCATCCACATGTACCTGCCAAGGACGCAGACTACGTGTTCAGAGGCACAGACTTGTTGCGTGTGCTGTACTCGATCTTATCTAACAAGCGCACATATCTGCATGGTCACTCAGGTTCGGGTAAGACCACGCTCGTGGAACAGGTTGCCGCGTTCTTGGGTTGGCCTTTCATGCGTGTCAACTTTGATAGTGAGATCACACGTATGGACTTGATTGGTCGTGACACACTTGTGCAAGAGGGTGGCACCACCGTGAGTAAGTTCGTTGAGGGTATCTTGCCACAGATGCTGTCAGGGCCATACATCGGGTGCTTTGACGAGTTGGACTTCGTGCGGCCAGACGTTGCCTATGTGATGCAGAGGGTGTTCGAGGGCAATGGCTTGATGTTGACCGAGGACGGTGGACGCATTATTCAACCTCACCGCATGTTCCGCATGTTTGCAACTGGCAACACCGTTGGTCAGGGCGACGAGTTCGGCATGTATCAGGGTGCGAGGCCACAGAGTATGGCCATGCTCGACAGGTTCACTGTGTGGGCGCACATCGACTATCTGAACGAGACAGAACGCAAGCGTCTGATCAGCAAGCGTGTACCTGCTCTAGCCAAGGACATGCTCGACAAGGTCAACAAGTACGTGACCGAGCATATCGAGGCGTTCAAGACGAGCAAGGTCATGCAACCGATAACACCGCGTGGTTACTTGGACTTGTCCGAGGGCATCGTGATGTTCACGCAGGTATTCCCTGCAAGCAAGCAAGACAAAGCCATTGAGGAAGCGGTCGCTATGACCGTGCTTGACCGTGCGTCTGTTCAAGACCGTGCGGTACTCAAGGGCATCGTAAACCGTGTATTCAAATAAGGGAGATCATACACATGAAAGGTGAATTATTTACACACGAGGTCAGCAAGACCTCAAGCGTCTTCGGACGTAAGCAAAGCGTCAACGTCGTGTTCCAAGGTGAGCAAGCGTGTACTGACGGTTCGACAATCATCCTGCCGACGCTCGATCTGACTGGTGATGTGAGCGATGGGACTGCCGATGTCATTCGTGGCTACGTGGATCACGAGGCAGGGCATGTCAGGCACACAGACTTCGAGGCTTTGAAGGTGTTTGGTGACGAGTGTCAACGCACAGGCAACAGATTGTTGCGTGCCATCCACAATGCGTTGGAAGACGTGTGGTTGGAGCGTCGTGTGATCGACGAGTATCCGGGTGCAGAGAGGAACCTTGTGGCCACATCTGATGCGGTCAACCAAGAGTTCTTGGATAACGTGCCAGAGGGTGATCCACGTCTGCGTGACGACAAGTTCATCAGTGCGGTGGCACTCACATGGGAAGGTCGCAAGGACTACGGCGGTGAGACATGTGACAAGTGTCTTGGCCTACTTGATAGCGAGTTGCGCAATGCACTCGAAAACTGGGTGACTGCCATAGGTGGATGCCAGAATACAACCGACGTCATCGCTCTAGCCAGAGAGGTGGAACGCCAACTGAAAGCAGGAGAACATCGTGAGCAACCACAACAACCCGAACAACCCAAGCGAGGGAAGCCAAGTGACGACGGAGAACAGGGTTCTGACGGTGAAGGCAACTCTGAGGTGCGGGAGCCAGATGGAGATGCGTCTGACGACGGAGACACACCAAGCGGCGAGCCTATGGGCGAAGACGATGGAGATGCTTCATCTGATGGGGGCGATGCCTCACGCGGTGAAGACGACGGAGAAGACGGTGAAGGTGACGGCGAGACCGGAGTAGGTGCAGGTGAGACCTCAGACGATGTCTACGAGGACTTTGACCTGTCCAATGCGGTCAAGAAATCCATGGAAGAAGACGGACTGACACAGCAATCGCATGGGAAGTACCGTCCGATGTCTACTGCGCATGACAAATGGCACCACCGCACAGACAAGCGTGGCAAGTATGGATCGAACACAGTTGGTCTGGTCTTAGCCAATGGGAAGCGCAAGGACTACGATGACAAGTTGGAGGCTACCGCAGGGGCAACCAACATCATGCGTCGTAAGTTGGAGCGTGCGTTGATGGCCAAGCAGAACAGGGACTGGGACAGCGGTCGTGAGCATGGTCGACTTGATAGCCGCAGACTTGCGTCTGCATTTGCAGGCAAGGCCAACGTGTTCAAGATGTTGGAAGAGCGGCCAGAGGTGGACACTGCGCTTATGATGTTGGTCGACTTGTCTGGTTCGATGCGTGGTGAGTGCGCCCATCTCGCTACGTTGACAACCATAGCCATGAGTGAGGCCATTGACCGGACAGGTATCGCTTACGAGGTGCTTGGGTTCAACAACAGCACAGGTTGGTTGGATGATGTGCCAAAGCCAGACCCATATCACAGGAGTGAAGACGGAGACCTTCAGCTCGATGATAAGGGCGATTTCAAGATGGACAAGTACCACCGCATATCACCGCTTGATATGTACATCTTCAAGAGCTTCGAGGAGAGATTGAACGAAGCCAAGGGTGCGATGGCGCAGATGACACGTCTTGCACGAGGTGACAACTCTGATGGCGAGGCGGTGCAGAATGCCTTTGACCGTCTGCGTCAGCGTCCAGAGAAGCGCAAGGTGATGATCGTGTTCAGCGATGGACAGCCAGTATCGGACAGCCACTACGGTTGGAACGTGTTCAGTCAGCATCTGCGTGATGTTGTCGGTGATGTCACAGACGCAGGTGTCGATGTGATTGGCGTCGGTATCGGTGACGATAACGTATCGAGATTTTACCCCAAGTATGTGGTCGTGAATGCAGTCGAAGACCTTGCAGGTCAAGCGATTGACATGATGGCCAAAGCACTGATGGGCGAAGGGTTTGTTGTGGATAACAGCAAGCTACTCGATGCGTCCTAAGAAGGGTGGGCGCGTTAGAATACATACCACATGGTTCAAGGTCTGGCCTATGCGAGGCAAGAACTATGCGTTTTGGTTCAGCGTTGCCCAAACTGCCAAGGCACGAGGTGTTCGTGCCAATAACCTGCCTGCTATCAGGCAAATTTGTATGGAGATTGACAAATGAAAACTCAAACAACCCCGAAGAAACGTGGCCGCAAGGCATGGAAACGCAAGCCAGTGACGTTGTTGCGCATTGGTCACTTGCAAATTGTATGGATGAGGAAACCACAATGAATTTATTCTTCTTGAATGACTGCCCGAAGCAAGCCGCGCTCGATCTTGCAGACGTGCATGTAGGTAAGATGCTGTTGGAAGCATGCCAGATGATGTCGACTGCGGCACGTCAGCATGGTTTCGATGGCGGTTATGCCAGAGCATATGAGCATCACCCGATGACTAAGTGGGTGGCGCGGAGCAAACAACATTACGAGTGGGCATGGGAGCATGCCCTCTCTTGTGCAGGTGAACACGAGGTTCGGTTCGGCACGTACCACAAGAGTGCGTTGCTGTTGCCGACGTTGAGTGTTGCGATGCACACCGTCATGCCAGACAGGGGATGGCGCAACCCACCAAGGTGTATGCCTGATGATTACAAGGTGGACTTTGATGCGTGGGATGGGTCAGTGCCATGCCATGTGCAGAGTTACCGTGACTACTATGCGGATGCCAAGCGGCACTTGCACAAGTGGACGAACGTGGAGGCACCCGAATGGCTGAGTGCTTGAAGCGTAAGTGGTGGCAATTCCACAGAGAAAACCCCCATGTCTATGACTTGGTTGAGCAGTTCACGTTCGAGGTTATCAAGCGTGGGTATGAAAACTACTCAATCAACTCTGTGTTCGAGCGGATACGTTGGCACACAGACGTCGAGACTGAGAGTGAGCGAGAGTTCAAGCTCAGTAACAACCACCGTGCGTATTATGCACGATACTTCATGCACCTTCATCCAGAGCATGATGGATTTTTCAGAACCAAATCAACCCAAGGAGAACGAGATGACTAATGCAAACGATGTAGCCAAGACATTGGCAAAGAAGAAACTTGGTGAGTACAACACCGAGGCACCAAAGCCAGTAGTTGCGAAGGAGGTGCGCCAACACTTCCCCCGCAAGACGGCGGTCAAGACTTCACCAAAACCATTCACGTCTGCGAAGGACTATGCCACACGGTATCCGTCTATTCAAACACCAAGTGTGTTGAGCAAGGCCAAGGTGGATGCCAAGTTGAAGGCCATGCAAGAGTTGCCGTGGCCAAAGGAGACTGCGGTTTACAAGCGTGCAGACTTCGAGAAGTTGGTGAGTGTGCTTGCGGATTACATGTTGGATGTGACCGAGGGTGCAGGGCTGATCAATGCAGGCAATGCAGGCACTGCTTTGCGAGATGCGTTGGCGTCTGTGATACCAGACAACTTCAAGCACCGTGATCCCTTTGATGGTGAGTACCGCGTGATCAGCGTGGAGAGCAAGTGATGTCAGCACAGGTAGAAAATCTCGAAGAGTTCCTATCGTGGCTGAAGACTTGCCCAAGCTACTACGCAATCAGTTCGATGTCTGGTGGCTACGTTCATGTGAAGTTCTTGATCCCAATGGAAAAGAAAGAAGGCAAGTGATGGACATGGACAAGATGTTGGACGACGTGTTCGCCAAGGTATTCGGTAAGCCTCCCCTTACGGGGGAGGCACTGAAGAAATCATTACGCAAAGATAACAAGGAGAATGAATGATGATTAAAGTTAGATCAACGGCTGTGATGGAAATGGCAATGACATGGGAAGGCTTCGTGCCAGAGAGTGTACCCGCAGACGAGCGTTGGGCTTGGATAAAGGACAACGTGGACGGTGCCGAGTTCACGCCAGACGAAGATGGTGGTGACTGGCAATGGGGAACAGACGTTCAAGTGATCAAACAGAAGACGTTTGAGGTGAGCGTTTGGACTGAAGTGGGTTACGCCGTGACAGTGCAAGCTGACAATGAAGATGAAGCTGAAGAGATGGCGTTAGAGGCTTGCGACTGCGCAAGTAGCAACAAGAATGTTAAATTTTCCAGAGAAGTGCATGGTGATCGTGGCACTTGCGGAACTACAGAGGTGAAATCATGACTGTAATTGAAACTGTAATGACCCTATGGGGTGCAATGAGTATGGCCGAGAAGAAAGAACTTATCTTGGCTTTGGGTGAGGCGTCTGTGAAAGACGGGCTTATAGATGAGGCAGACATGGCCAAGACAAAGGCGAAGAAAGCTACGAAGGGCAAGAAAAGTGGCAAGCGTATGCCATATAAACCCTTCTGGATGAAGAGCGTTGATGGCGTGGATGATACCAAGAAAGGTATGTTCCGCATTGAGGGTACATGGGTGAACGATGTGCAAAAAGACTTGGCCAAAGGGAACATGGTAATCGTGGGTACAAAGTCACCCAAGCACTACTATCTGGCGAAGCGAAAAGATGGTGCGACACTGACCATGGATACGGATAGTGGCAAGATGACCGTTGAAAACTTGACTAAAATCACAGATGCAGACCGCTTCATGGGTGTCGAAGCGGCAATAACAAAGGCACTTGCGGCGTAATTAAGACATCGCTATAGTGTATCGTATATTATACAACTAGGGAGGTAGATAATATGAAAGAACTAGACTGGCACGGTGGGCATGGGAGGCGAGTTACAAATTGGTGTAACCCGTTTACTGGCCCACCATATTTCTTTGCTATCGAATGTAATCTTAGAAATGAAATAACAAATAGGCAAAGGAATGCAAAATCAACTAGACCGTATCGAGTGGAAGCTCGATCAAATCTTGGCGTCTTTGGCACAGAGAACCTCAGACGCCTCTACAAGCGGCGAAGTCTCGCCAACGGGAATAACGAACCCCCAAGTGGACATGCCACAACTTACAACAAAGCAACACGCGGCGTTACAAATGCTGTTGCGTGGTGCAGACAACAATGAAATCGCAAAGCGGTTTGATGTGTCACCTAATACGAGCAAGGTTTATGTGCGTGGGGTGGCTAAGAAACTAGGTGTGCAGACAAGAGCGCAGATCGTTGTGAAGTTATTGGACACGTTCAATGACCTTGACGACAACTCTTACAGGATGCTGACAGGTGGATTGCCCAAAGATTGGGACGCAAACTTCGAGGAACCTGATCCGTTCGCACCCCTTTACAAGATAAAGAGAGGTAGTAATGACACTTAAATTAAATCTAAGAGCTAACGTCTGGCATGTGCAAGGTACTCTTGTCACGCTTGAAGGCGAGAAGGTCAGGGTGAGAAAATCTACTGGCTTTAGCAAACATCAGAAGCAATACGCGAGTGCCGCAATGTCACGCATTCTCGTGGAAGCAATGGAAAATTCGGCAGTCGAGAACGATACGACGTCTGTTGATGATGCCATACGTCTGTATCTGACCCGGCCAAACCCGCCGGGAAAGACAGACGCGATTGTCTTGAACGTCTTGTCCAAAGCTATGGGCAGTACGTTTCTGCAAGATTTGCAGGTGCATGAACTCATGTCACATGTAAATGGCAGGGGTAACAAGGCAGGCACGGTTGCGCGTGAACTAAATAGTATCAATGCAATGCTTGCGCATGCGAAAGACATGGGTCTGAATGCGCCAGAGTTTAGGTTGAAAAGGCCAAGTGTTGATGATGCTAGGACGCGTTGGCTGACTGAGGACGAAAGGGATAGGCTGATTGCGGCCTGTCCAAGCGAGATACGTGGGCTTGTTACGTTCCTGTTCTATACAGGGTGTACGATTGGCGAAGCGTTCGCGTTGAAATGGCAAGATGCGCGTGGTGGAAGAGCATTCTTTACGCGCAGTAAAGGCAAGATGCGTAAGCGTCGGACAAGGGCAGTGCCTTTGACGAGCGAGGCGCATACTGGAATGGGTACAGACACAGGCGGACTTGTGTTCAGACGCCCAGACGGAAACGGTTGGGAGCGTAGTGGTTTCTATGACTTCTTTAACCCAAGCTGTATGGCGGCAGGTATTACGGACTTCACTCCGCATGACTGTCGGCATACCTTTGCGTCTCACCTTGTGCAAAAAGGTGCGTCGTTGAGAGCGGTGGCTGACTTGTTGGGTCATACGTCGTTGGCAATGGTGATGCGGTACAGTCATCTGGCACCAAGTCACCTGAGTGACACCGTTAGTTTGTTAGGTGGCAGTGTCACGAAAGCAACACACATAACTGAGAAAGCCATATGAGTAACGGCTTACAGGAAACAATGCACTCCCTTGGTAAGGGAGAGGTCGGAAGTTCAAATCTTCTCGGCAGCACCAGTTCAGATTTACAGTGTATTGTGTCCGCTAATAAAGCGTCGAGCGGTGTCATCGCTCGCGCAGAGCGCAAGTGTAGGGTGTCACATGACACGTCTGTGACACATAAAAGTCTCACTTGTATATTATATAAGACACCTATAGAGTGTTGTATACAGAAGAGGAAAAGATAGATGATAAGAAATGTGGCGAGCGGTTTGAAGATAGAAGCTAATGTGAAGACGCCTTTCACAAAGAAAGACTACGAAGAAATTGACGCCATGTGTGAAGTGTTGATCACGCATCTGAATGTAACACGAGATAATAGTTCCTCGCATTGGGTCAAGTTGACCGCGAGTGACATCATAGATGTGATGGTAGACTTGAAGATTGATATGGCAGAGTTCGGCAAGAAGAACGCAATGGAAACAGAAGCAGATGGCTTCGTTACAATTACTGGTACAACACCAGAAAGGAAACCCAAATGAGTGAACCAGAAATGATTAAAGTTGGCGAAGTATTTGTCGTGCAACAGGATAGTAAATTAGTTGGGGCAGAGATTGCTTTCACTGAGAACGTCAGGAACAAGCAGGGCGCGGCGACTACACTCGATCTGGTACGTGGCGCAATGAATAACAGTGGGTGGATCGCACAGACGATCATGCGTGTAGAGGATAAAGTAAATGCACAGACTGACACATCAGCAGAAGGTGAACGCGGTGAAGATAATCAAACACCTCCGCAACCAGCCGCCAAGCAAAAGAAAAAAGCAAAAGCAGATAGCTGAAAGTCTGGGTCTTACCCAAGGTCAGGTTAGCAGGAACCTGAGTATATTAACCTATGTGGGTATCATCGAACACGATGGTGATGCCTACGTTGAGGGGCCAAAAGCAGAGAAGTATCTCGCAAGTTGGGCTGTTTACTTATTGGATAAGTAGTTACAGACGCCCTTGTTTTGCTAGGATTATTAGCACCGCTCCACCAAGGAGTACAATTACAGCGATGGAAACGCCTGACCATATCAGAATATTCTCGATTAACTTCTGACGCTCGACAGACTTTCGCTTCTGTTCCTCCGCTCGTTCCCTGCGAATTTCACCACGCAGACGTATAAGTTCTTGCCATGCGGATATTCCCCGTGTGGCAATTACTATTTCTCTGAGTTGTTTCTCTAAGTCTTCGGCCTTCTTGCGATTGGTAAAGGTTTCTAAAGCCTCTTCGTTCGCAGATAAGATTTGACGGCTCTTCTTCTTCGTGTGATCTGATCGGCACTCGTCGATAGCATCGAACATTTTGCCAACCTGTTT